ATTGCGCTTGTCGGGATCAAGATAGCCACCTGCGGGAGCCCCTGACTCATCGCGCCGACGAACAAGGTCGTTTTCTCTACAGTACTCCTCACTTAGTTGCAGGTCAGTAGGAAAGAAAATTCCAATATCACCAATTTGAACATCAAGTCCTACAATAACTGACTGACTAAAAATTGTAGCAATTTGAAGTCTGTCTGCGTTAGAATGAGGATGAAGTTCTTCAATTTTAACTACATAGCCGCAATGCTGGCTCATTTTATCAACTCCTAATGCCAAACCTTTAATTTTTCTATATATATTATATAATATATTTTAATTTTTTGCAACATAATAAAATAAGGGAGAACACATAATATGTGTTCTCCTTGATGAAAATTAATTAAAATTAAATGTGCCGCCGCTCATCATTAGCATTAGAGGCAGCATATCCTTATTATCATTCTTTTTATCCATCATTAGATATAGCAGTAGAGGATTCATATTCTCCATATTGCCGTCGTTCATAAACAGAAGCATCATAGGGTCAAACTTACCATCCTGCATCATTAGAAAAGGAAGCATATTACCAAACGGATTATCCTGGTTTGCACTCATCTTATCAAAGTTCATCAGAGATACAACCTTAGTGATAAAGTTAAATCCAAAAGGAGACTTCTTGGGGAGAATAGTAGCAACAGAAGCATCGTGATAATTGACTGCGGTGACAGTATTATCTCCATTTACGGTGCGGACAAACATAGGAGTGCCCATGTGAATAATGATATCGCCAGTCTTAATATTAGAGATAGGCGTAGGAATCTTATAGAAGAACCCCTTTACATCAAAGTGGAAAATCTTCGCATCAACAACTTCATTAGTATCGGAATTATAAGTGAGCCAGGTATCCGTCTCGGGGGCGTAGACTGCAATACCATAGGGGCTGGCCGCAAACTGCGTGCTATCAGCAGGGCCGAAATCAAAATTCATAAAGTCATTAGTATTATTCATTTTTTCATTCTCCTTTTCACTCAGTTTTTCATCAATAACATTCTTTATATCTTCCATCGTAGGAATATTGGTTGTTACATTATTAGAATAGCCAATAGTGGCGTCATAACATGGATAAGTTACATTATTCCAGGTTAGTGTATCACCCGCAGTTACAGATTGAGCAGGTGTATATTCATACGTCATCATACTATCATCATCTTTTTCTATGTCATTATTTTTATTCTCCTCTCCTGGTAGATAAAAATGGTCATGAAGCCAAGTGCCAAAACCATTATCATAAATATTAAAAGTGAATTCTTGTGCTAGAGCATCAATGTGTGTAAATTTTAAATTAATGCAATCACAAGGGTTTTTATTTGCGTCAATGGTTAATAGGGAAAATGGTTTCTTTAACTCACGCCAAGTTGTATAGGGAATACGTGTTGTATATTGTGGTTTATTTATATCATCTAAATCCTTAGTAAAATCATCTAGCAAAACATAAAACAATTCATTTGTTCCAATATGAAAGGGAAGTTTAAATTTCATTTTATCACCTCACATAACTTAGCAGAGTATATACAACACGACAAATATTCTCCACAAAACAAACCATTACAATCCAATTACAAATACGAGAAAAGATATTGCACTCAAAGAGGTAAAACTTCCAGAAAGAATGGGAATACTTGTTGTCATAATCAGTATCTATAATACTAACATAAAAAGTATACCACATACCCCAAAGAATAGCCATAAAAATAAGCCAAAGAATTTCTGCAGTCCAATTTGTAATTAACATTTAATACCTCCTTTAGTCTTCTGTCCAAGGGACCACTGTGTGCGGCCGCAGGGTGTAGAGGCGACCATTCATGCTTGACACTTCGTATTGGTTAGCCACTTGTGAAAATGTAACATCATTGTCGATAGTAACATTATATTCAGTACCATAGATTGCTGTTCCATGGGCGAAGATAAATATACTAAGCGAAACTCCAAGCAAAAGACAGAAGATACCAGAAATACCCAGTGCATCTTCTCCATCTTTAATTCCGATAACAAAACCTATTAATCCTAACAAAGCAATTAAAACAAAAGCAAATCCACCCCAAGACCATCCCCATGTCTCATTTATCAAATATTTAGAAGTATATAAAATAGTTACTCCAGGAATATTCATTTCTTCAACTCCAATCCTTTATAATAATTTGGTGTAATTTGAGTTAAATTTAATAAATCTAAATTTAAGTTACTTAAATCTTTATATGAAATTCTAATTAGTTTTATATTATTTTTTTCACAATATTCATTTTTTAAATTATCTCTTAACTAAATATCTTCAAGAGAATAACTTTCTTTCCATTTTCCATCTGGACCTTCAAAATGTTGTCTACCATCAAACTCGATTAATTCATATAATTTATTATTATAAAAAATGGCAAAATCAAATCTTAGTAATCCACCTTTAGGGCCTCTTAAATCAGGAAAGGTGTACTATGTACTAAAGTTAATATCATGTTGTTGTAATAATTTTATTATTTCTCGTTCACCAAATGATTGCACACATCCACATGATTTTGTATTTCCTGTACTTAAATTATTTGTTGCTACCTCTAAAACATTACCACATTTGCACTTACATTTAACCCATGACTGCCTATGGCCTCTTGTTTGAGTTTTAAAAAATATCTCGCTAATAATTGTTAAATCTCCAAACGTGGTTCCAATAGCATATTTTTGAGCATTATTTTCTGTATTTCTCTATACTAAAAGATCTCGTTTCAAACATCCACAAGATAAAGTATCTCCTCTCCAAACATTTCGTCCCGTTCTTTCAATTATATTACCGCAGTCACACTAAAATTCCCATATAACCAATCCTTGATTATCGCGTTTAGAAGTGGGTCGAATTGCAGTTAATCTACCAAATTTCTATCCAGTAATATCTTTGCCCATTATTATAATCATCCTTTCTGGTGTTTTGAAAATAACTTCCATAATACCATAAAAATTCTAGAAGAATAATTATTATAATTTGTCCTTTAAGATTTCATCTTTTTGATAGAAATTTAGGTCCTTTGTTAACCACCAGTCTAAATAACTAGTATTGCGATATTTTTCCCATCTATTCCAAATATCTTCTAAATTTTCTGTATCTTTAAAGTACATTTCAACATAGGGTCTAACTAGCCTATCGTCATGAAAATGTCCAAACAAAAATACTTTCCAATCAATAGCCCTAGCAAGCTCTTCTAAAAAAACTTCCATCGATTTATCAACTTCCTCTTGATTTACTGAAGATAGAAATAAATCGGTAGGTTGCCAAGGATAGGGGCACGTATGAGTGAAGACAAAGTCAAATTGTTTCCCCTTTAATTCTTCTATACACGCTCTCTTTTCCTTGGTGGATAGCTGCTCATTAGCGAACCACCGCAAATGATTCTTTAGACGATAGAACTTATCTACACTATATGCCCCTCCAATAACGGCGACGGAATGACCGTTGATATTGTAGATACCCCAATCCTTGAAATATCTAATGCGAGGCCATTGAGGTTGATAATATACATCACCATCAACATCTTTATCATAAATAAGTTCCATACCAGGAACATCTTGCGGTCGTGCCTCATGGTTACCTCTAACGCAATAGATAGTAAACTTATATTTCTTATGTAACATATTCTTTAGATGACTATCGCCCTCGTCGAGGGTATAATTTAGACCACTGTCACCAAGAATAATAACCGCACAATCTTCTCCTTGTTGAAAGTCTTCATCATAACTTTTAAAACGACTGAAACCAGCGTGACAATCGCCAGTAATCATAAAGGTTTTAATCACTATTCATCTCGCTCCTTTGATTATCAATTTCTTCCATCTCTTGTAGATATCTTTCAGGGATGCAGTGAGCGGTAACCAATGTCTTGGTCTTGCCCCTCCAAATATAAATAATATCATGGAAAATTCTAATAGTACAGGTGTTTGTTTGATTGTTTTTATTTTGTAGGTAGGAAAAAAACTTTGGGTATTTTTGAAAGTCACCAATGGGCTTACCACTTCGATATGCTGTTGCTGCAGCCCTCTTGGCTTCTCGAAAAAAGTTTATGTCTTTATCTCGCTCGACTAATCGGATCTTACTATGCTTGCTTAATCTCGGCATCTTATCTAATACACTTCCTTTCCTTATTTTTCTATATATATTATATAATAAAATAAAAAAAAAGTAAAGCCGAGTGATCTACTCACTCGGCTTTACTTATAAGTGTTTAATGATTAACTGATAGGGGCGTAACGCTCACTATCCAGCTTATCATACATAAGGTCATAGGCTGTGACACCCTTTAGAACCTGTTCAAAGATTACGGGGCTAAAGCCACTGACATAACTAACATGACCGCTAACCTTCATGGGGATATTATCCTGGCGCGCATCCACGTTCCAGAAAACAAGATTAGGCATCTTATAACCATGAGAGTTCCACTTCTTTTCGATCGCTTCAAAGAGTGTCTCGTTAGCGGGTTCATAGCTCTTATGATACCAACCATATGACTGTCTGTCTGTATAGCGTACACTAGTAACGCAATAGTCAAACTCCATGTCGCTTACCACTATGATATTCTGAGGAATTTCATCTTGAGTAAGATGGTTCTTTACTGCAATATCAAGCATCTTATCAAAGACTGCTTCGATGTTGGTATTATTTCCCCAATCTGCTCGCCCCATACGACATACCTTATCAACAAAGTCAATACCTTCAATCTTAACAAGAGAAGGTCTCTCACTGAAGGTAAAGAAGTGATTAGCGAAAGGACCAGTGTTACGTTCTGCACAATACATAGCAATAGAAAGAGCTACTGCCATAGGAGTGCCATACATGCTTCCACTGGTGTCGGCCACGCAGATGCCATTAAAGGAACACCCATTGAAGAAATCTTCCAGATTTTCCCAGTACTTCTCTAGCATCTTGCGATCTAACTCTTGATCCTCTACCTGCGGCCGCCCGTAGTAGTAACCAAAGTTACCATATGCCATAGCCTTATCAACTACCTCATAGGGATACAAAGCCTTAGCATTAACAGTCGTATTCTTATCCTCGGCAAAAGCCTTATACTTTTCCTTGATAATATCACGACGAGCGAAGGCGTTCTTATAGATAAGACCAGCCTTAGAAGGAATCTTAGAAAAATCTATTTTATCCCACTGATTGGTGGACATTAATCGTTCTAAAACCTTAGTTTTTTCTCTACAATAGGAAAGCATTTTTCTATACTGTCGAGCAGTTAACCCCAAATAATTTCGCGTTTTTTTAGCGATCCATTTAGTTTCAGCAGAAGAAGCATTCTCTGATTTTAACCATTTAAAAACAAGCCCAGAATTTAATGACATATTATTCTCCCTCTTTATTAAAATATTCCCAATGAAAATTATAAGCAGTTTTTCTTTTGCCTTTACATACTTCTGATATATGAGAAGCGGCACTAGCAGTTTTGCCAATTCCAATTGCGGCAGCAGAAGGACATGAATAAACAATCCCTGTTTCTACACAAAGAATAGGAATGTTTTTACGATGAGCTAAACTCATTTTCTGCTTAGTTTCTTCAGAATGTTGATGTCCTAATTGGGACATGGCGTTCGCTTTACCTATTTTTCTTTTTGTCTCTTCTGAACGAGGTTTTCCATAATTAGGATTTTTTTCTCCTTTATTACGCTCAGACATAATCTTTCTCTACTCTTCTGTCCAAATGTGATTACGACCGCCTCGATTAATATTAAATCCATTTTCAATACTATTATATTGCACGATAAGCTAATCTTCTAATTCATTAGCCTACTCTAAAGAAAGATTATCTTTCACTATAATATGTTCAAAAGCGTCCCATCCATAACGCTAAATAGCGTTCCAAAATTTAGGACAATGTTTATAGCGATTTCCATCACTCCCCGAGCGTCTCCTCAGGGATTCTTTAGTCTATCCAACATAAACCCTTCCGTCTGATTTTAGACGATGTATATAAACTAAAAAATTATTCATTATCATTCTCCTCATATATTATTTGGTAATCCGCTTTTTTACCAACTCCAGTTTTTAAGAGAATGATACCTTTTTTCTTTAAGTTATTTTGAGTGCGTTTAAAACTTGCTGTTAAAGTTACTTCACTTTTACCAAGGACTTTACACACTTCCTACAGAGTCATATTTATCATTCCCCTCTATATTATATGAGAATTAATGTAAGCAAATTGCTTAAATTTGACCAATCACTTAATTGCTTTTACGATTTCTAAACCAGCAATAATCTCTTCTTTAAGAAAAGCCCACATATCGTCTTCAAGGGGAGTATTGATGAACGTATATAAATCATCATATCGACCATATTCGGGGATAAATTTCAAATTCCGTCTCATTATTTCTGTATGATTAATGGCTAACCATTTACAAATAACGCGGAAAAAACGTCTTTCCCCCTGGCCTCCTCTGACATCCCTTTGGTAGAAGAGACACTTCATGGCATAAGAAGGATCCTCGTCAAAAGCCTTCTTAAACAAGAGGATACAGTCTTCATCGGAGCGACTGCGGTAGGCGCCCCCTAGGGCGAACAGATCTAGCAGACCGGACAGTGTACTCTTGTATGTAGTAGCGCCATTCTCGGTAAGAGTCTTATTATACTCGTTGGTCAATGCGTTCATAAACTTATTAGCCATATTAGCTCTCCTTTTTCACATTGTATTCCCCTTGGACAAGGGGAGGATTTTCACTTTCTATATTTATAATATAAAATATTTTTTAATTTTTCAAACCGTACATTCTACTCGCTTCACAAGCTGCTTCTTGCCCCAAAAAATTTCAAAGTCATATCCTCTTTTAGAGAGGACTTTGAAATAAGCATCACGACGTCTGTTGTCTACCCAGCAAGCTATGAGGCGCACATTATCGCCCCGCCGCACGTTATCTTCAATAACATAACTTTCAATTTCATCAAACATTTTAATTGCTTTATAGACGTTTAAAAAGGGAGCCTCACCAGTAATGCGACACTCATCTTCATTTACTACTGCGTGCTTCCTCTTGTTATAAATCCCAAGACAGATATTGTAGTTCTTACAATCCTTGCTGTCTTCTAATTCTTGGAATTGGATAAAGATAGTCTGTCCATTAGACAGCTTCTCTTTAATCTCATAAGC